AAAGTCACCTGAAAAATTTAGAGACTTAGTGCTTCGCTATGGTCGAGTAAAGATCGGTTAGGCCATGAAGGGAGGGGATATCTCAAACGAAGTACCACAACGAGTCATAGTAACTTTAGACTGCATAATAGATCGACGACCAGTAGTAACTAAGAAGTTTGGTTTTATCCCCACTGTTCAGGACGAGGTAAATTACAGTCGTTTAGCTTTAGCTAGGTTTTGGAAGTTTGCTCAAGATTACGGGTACTCTTTAGAGATTGCTGGATTCGGTTATTCTAAAAAAGAAATGAAAGAGATCTTAGAGGATCTTGACAATATGGGGACTAACCCCTTTAATTATGCCACTGCTTACCGAGCAATAGCAGATTTAGTTTCAGAGCTTCCATATCGCCCAGACGTCAAACATGTGATAGACATACCCTCTCGCGGAATGCGTTACGGACATTGGTTTTTAGAGATTGAGAGAACATAGTGGCAGCAGATAATGAGATAAGGCTTCTCTCTAAAGCCGTACGTGATAGAGACATCTCGCTTTTGCTGGAACGCGGTTTACAAGATGAGTGGTTCTATGTTGAAGAAAACCGCGCTGTATGGAAGTTTTTAAGACAACACTGGACTAAGTACAGTGAAGTACCTACAGCAACTACAGTAAAAGATAATTTTCCTACTTACCGTTTACTTGCAGTAGATGACTCTATAGAGTATTTACTAGATCAGTTAGTTGCTTATCGCCGTAGACAAAAAACTATTGAACTTGTACAACTTGCTGCAGATGCAGTTTCTGAGGGAGACCATGACGCAGCGCTAACTGTTTTGGGTGTTGGAGTGGCAACCCTTTCAGATGAGGGAGTTGCCGGAACCACAGACATAGATTTAACTAAGAATACTCAACTTAGATTTGACGACTACTTAGCAATTAAGACTCGTCCAAATGGTTTACTTGGCATGGCTACAGGATTTCAAGCAATTGATTTTGCTACTGCCGGATTACAGCCTGGACAGCTAATTACTATTATTGCTCCACCTAAAACTGGTAAGTCTGTTTTATCTTTACAAATGGCTGTAAACATTCACGAAGACGGTTTTGTCCCTATGTATCAGTCCTTTGAAATGAGCAACAGGGAGCAGCAACATCGTCACGATTCTATGCGAGCGCACATATCTCATGGGCGCTTAATACGTGGTGCATTAACTCCCGCAGAAGAAGCAAGATACAAAACTTCTTTGAAGCATATGGACGGCATGCATAACTTCTTTTTAACTGATGGAATCATGGCATCTACAGTTACTGCCTTGTCGGCAAAAATTGAAAAATTGCAACCCGATGTGGTTTTTGTTGATGGCGTGTACCTAATGATTGACGAAGTTACCGGAGAATCTAACACTCCTATGGCTTTAACTAATATAACTCGTTCCTTAAAGCGGTTAGCACAGAAACATAGAAAACCTATCGTTATGACCACTCAGGTTCTAACCCATAAGATGCGTCGCGGTCAAGTAAGTGCGGACTCTATTGGTTACTCATCTTCATTCCACCAAGACTCTGATGTTATCTTTGCATTACAGCGTCAAGATGAGAATGATGACACATCTAGGCTTTTAAAAATTGTTGCAAGTCGCAACTGCGGACCGGCTGAGATAGAGCTGCTCTGGGATTGGGAAGAAGGGAAATTTGAGGAATATGGAAGCCCCTCAGTATCCGTATGATGGCCAACAACTATGCGCAACAGAGGATCCGGAAGTATTTTTTCCGGAAAGTTATGATATTCCTTCTAAGGTTAACGTGGCTAAAAATATCTGTCGTCAATGCCCTTTACTCGTGGCTTGTGCGGCATACGCTATACCTCAATCAGATCTTGATGGAGTATGGGGCGCCACAACTCCTAGAGAAAGAAGTAGTATACGAAGTAAAAGAAGACGACTTACACACGTCTGAAAAATCTATTCGTGAGATGAAACCTGACTACACGGGCAACATGGATTATGAAAACGAGATCTGCCATGATTGCCCTAAGTGTGAGTCTAATCTTTGGAATTTAAAAGTCTCATTTGAAGACTATGAGATTTCGCAGTATCTTCTACCTATGGAGTGCGCAATTTGTGGTAGTTATGCTTTAGCACCAACTTTAGTGGATAAGCCTTATGTTTCGTGAAGACGAGATAGAACGTACTTTATTACGTCTTGGCGTATCTGCAAGCGCTCGCGGTAAAGAACTTGGGGCTCTATGCCCTATGCACGAGTTTAGGGTTGGCAAGAAAGACTCAAATCCTTCTTGGTCAATTAACTCTATAACAGGTGCGCACCATTGTTTTTCTTGTGGCTACAAAGGTAACCTACTAACTCTCATCTCAGACTTATTAGAGTTTGGGGATTTGGACAAAGCCAAGTCTTGGCTAAGAACAGATTTAGAGTTAGATTTTGATTTTATATCCCGGCAACTTGAAGAGGCTAAAAGAAGCTACATTCATCTGCCTAAGCTCGTACCAATGAGCGAAGCTCGACTAGCTGTTTTTGGAGACGTGCCGATATGGGCAGCTAATGAGCGGGGTATAACTCTTGATGCAAGCAATAAATACGGAGTGCGTTGGCAAGAAAATGACTCTTCTTGGATACTTCCAATACGTACTCTTGACCATAACAAACTTCTTGGTTGGCAAGAAAAAGGCCAGCTTTCAAGAAGATTCTTTAACCGTCCTCCAGGGGTCCCAAAGTCAAAAACTTTATTTGGTTTAGATTGTTGGGATGGCGATCAAATGATCGTTGTAGAGTCTCCCTTGGATGCGGTGAAGTTAAGCTCCGTAGGTATACAGGGCGGGGTGGCTACTTATGGGGCCATAGTAAGCGCCGATCAAATAGACATTATGCGTAGGGCTAAAACTTTAGTAATAGCGCTAGATAACGATGAGCCAGGTAAAAAAGCTAGCAAGCAACTACTTTCTGCTTTTAGAAAAGGCGGCTTAGAGTGCTGGTTCTTTAACTACGGGGATTTTCAAGTAAAAGACATTGGTGATATGACTTTGGATCAGATACACTGGGGAATCGATAATGCTCGACACTGTGTACTTGGGGAGGCGGCTATATGATGTGGTCTTGGATTTTAGCTGCTATTGGCATTACTGGAATTTATTTTGTAGGAAGAAAAACTGTATGGGGTTGGTTAGTACTTCTTGTTAATGAAGTTATTTGGATTGTATACGCGACTACTACAAAACAATATGGGTTTATTGTTTCTGCTATAGCTTATGCAGTTGTGTATGTTAGGTCTTTTCTTCATTGGAGACGTGACGCATGACTTTTACCGGGACCCTTCTTCCTTACCAGCCAGATGCGGTAGAGCGAATGGTAGATCGCAAAAAAATGCTAGTTGCTTATGACCTTGGTTTAGGAAAGACTGTATTAACCATAGCCGCTATAGAAAAACTTAGGGATAGCGGTGAACTAAAGGGCCCAGGCTTGGTAATATGCTTATCCTCCCTAAAATATCAATGGGCCTCACAGATAGAGAAATTTACTAATGGAACTGCTAAGTCTTTGGTTGTGGATGGAACGCCGAAACAAAGAGCGCTCCAGTACGGTGAAGCACTTAACTGGGATATCTCAGGAGTCGATTACGTTATCCTTAATTATGAGCAGGTTGTCAATGACTGGGACTATGTCCAACAGCTATCCACAGGATTTATTGTGTGTGACGAAGCAACCGCCATTAAAAGTTTTAGATCAAAACGATCCAAGTACGTAAAGAAACTAGACAGCAAATATAAATTTGCGCTTACAGGCACTCCTGTTGAAAATGGAAAACCTGAAGAGCTGTACTCAATAATGCAGTTTGTTGACCCTAAAGTATTGGGTAGGTTTGATTTATTTGATTCTACTTTTATTGTCAGGAATAAATTTGGTGGTGTAGAGCGTTACAGGAATCTACCTATGCTACACAAAACGCTTAGCAAAGCTTGCGTTAGAAAACGACAACAAGATCCAGACGTTGCGCCATTCCTACCTGAGTCCATTACGGCTGAACCAATTTTAGTTTCTTTTGACTCCTCCTCTGCAAAACTATACCGAGAGATCTCTAGAGCTTTGTTATTAGACTTAGATGATGCCGCAGAGTCTTTTGGCAGTGCTTTTGATATCTTTTCTCATTATGGTCAACAGAGTGATCAAGGTGGGCCTATGGATGAATTACGTGGACGCATAATGTCTAAGTTAACTTCTTTACGTATGCTGTGCGATCATCCCGATTTAGTGCGGTACTCTGGCGGAATTTATAACCCAATGTTAGGAAAAGGTTCTAAGTACGCAGCAGAGCTATTAGAAAGCGGATCTTTAGATACTGTTACAAAATCCCCAAAGTTAACTGTATTAAAAGAGTATGTAGATAACTTTTTGTCTGAGTATTCCGGCAATAAAATTGTTATATTTACTAGTTATGTAAAGATGGTAGACATAATTAGAGAGGCCATAGACGACTACCTTACTACGCCGTACACCGGTCAAATGAACGCTTCTCAAAAAGAAGAATCAAAGTTGTTGTTTCAAACAGATCCTTTATGCAGGGTTTTAGTGTCCTCGGATGCCGGTGGGTATGGCGTAGACTTGCCTCAAGCTAATCTACTTATAAATTACGATTTGCCTTGGAATGCCGGGCTTTCTGTTCAAAGAAACGGTAGAATTAAGCGTGCCTCCAGTACTTGGAAGAGCATCGTTATTCAAGATATCTTGATGCGTGGATCTGTAGAAGAACGTCAGCATGACCTTCTAGAGCAGAAAAACGCAGTAGCGAATGCTGTTGTAGATGGTGAGGGTATAAACGATCGCGGCGGTGTAAACCTAACCGTGGGCAGTTTAAAGTCATTTTTAGAGTCCGCTATTATTTAGGAGATACCCTTGCCAAACGCACCAAAGACCCCTACACGTACCATTCGGGTACCTAATGACCTATGGGACAAGGTAAAAGAAAAAGCATCTATAGAGGGCAGAACTGTTACCTCAGTAATCATAGAGGCTTTAGAGGCGTATACATCTAACTAGCCTTTGGCCCTTAGCTCAGAGGCAGAGCGGGAAGCTGTTAACTTCTAGGTCCCTGGTTCGATCCCAGGAGGGCCAGCCAACTTGCAAGATGTCAGTGGCTGGGTATAAGATCTTCCTAAACAACCTAGGAGGGTTTAAATGCCAGTTAAAGAACCAGCAAGAAAAATTACTTTAGAGAATCCATTAGTAGCAAAGTTTAGAGAGTTCATCTCTTACAAACGTCGAATTGACGACCTAACTAAATCTCAAAATGATCTTAAAGCAGAATTAAATGAGTACGTAGAAGAGAACGGCGAAGAAGACGATAAAGGTCATCTTTGGGTAACTCTTCCTGAAGAAGTTGATGGCTATGTTGGCATGCAACGCCAACGCCGAGTATCTCAATCTTTAGACATGGATACAGCAATAGTTTTGCTTACTAAAAAAGGTTTAGCACAACAGTGTATTAAATCTATTCCTACCATTGATGAAGACGAAGTTATGGCTTGTCTTTATGACGGTAAGTTGACTGAGGCAGAAGTTGATGCCATGTACCCTAAAAAAATTACTTGGGCATTCATTCCTTCTAAGAGGTAACTATGACAGACGACGCAATAGAGTCGATCTTTGGAGACTTAGATCAGTACTATCCAGGTTCAAAAAGAAAACGTAAATCTTCCTCTTTTCCTAAAGTTGAAAAGAAAGAAGTAGAACTTTGGGAAAACCAAGGTAAATCTAAAAAATTACCTAATGGTAAGACTATAGATCTTTTTGGTCCCGGCTCACTCTGTCTTGCGTTAAATCGTCCAATTGTTACACTAAGGCTGTGGGAGCGAAAAGGGTATATACCTAAAGCGCCTTACAGATTAAAATCAATCATGGTTGATGGCAAACCAATGCCTGGCTCTCGTATGTACAGCCGTGCTATGATTGAGTCGTTACTAAAGAGCTTTCAATCTCGAGGTCTCCTAGAGACTCCGCGGATTGATTGGAATCGACATCCAGACCTCTCAATTGAATTATTGGAGAATTGGACTAAGATTCATACTGAAGAAACAAACTAACTACTACCTATGGCTAATGGCTAAGAAAGGAACTCCAAATGAGTTCTACACTACATATCAAAAAAGACGCACCAAACGTAGATTCTTACGTAGATGACACCACTGCAGTAACTGCAGCCGCAGTTGACGAAGTGTTTGAAGAAGATTCAGAAAATGAAATTCCTGATCGTTCTTCTGTAATTCAAACTGGATGGGCTGCTGCAAAGCGTGCAACATCTGAGGCTAGTAAAGGCTACACATCTGACTTTAAGTTTGACGAAGATGTGCAGTTAATTAAATTTCTATCTGCCGAACCAATGAGTTTCCTACAACACTGGGTTACTCGCCCAGGTAAGAAGTCTTTTATTGGTTGGGAAAATGATCCTCTGTCTCGAGTAGGTAACAAGCCTGAACGCAAGTTTGCGTTTACCGTTGTTAACCTTACTGATGAAGAACCACAAGTTCAGCTAATGACTTGCGGCATTCGTCTATGTGGACAGTTGGAAAAACTTAACGCTGACAAAAAGACTGGTCCTTTAGATCGTGCAGACATCTATTGGGCAGTTAGTAAGTCAGGTCAAGGAACAAAGACTTCTTACTCAATCATGCCCGTAAAAGAGCGTGATCTTGTGGAAGATTGGGAGATTGATCCTGTAACCGCTGCTGAAATGATTTCTAAAATGAAGCCTCTCGGTCCAGATGCACTGCGGATGTCTACAACCGCAGAGTTGGATGAGATCGCTAAGGAAATTCTCGCCGGTCAGTAATCTCTCAAACCGCTGGGGGCCCCAAGTTTCTTTTCCCTCCTTTTCTTGGGGACCCCGGCACTAACAAGGAGGCTTAAATGAGGGTAGTACTAACAAAAGAACAACTAGATGAAGTAGTTGCTGCTTACGATAAAGTAAACGCTTTTGTATACGATGTGGAAACTATGGGTGACCATAGAGGTGATCCACGACAAAATAAAGTAGTTTGGATTGCTCTTGCTACTGAGGGACGTGTAGACGTCATACCTATGGGGCACCCTAATGGTCAATATATTAGAACTGACTACCCACTTCTTCCTTCAGCCGTTCTTAGGCAACAAGAAGGAAAAGAAATTAAACTTACTGATTACAGTAAGGATGAGAAAAAAGCCGTAAAGGTATTTACAGAGCCTCCGGAGCAGTTAACCGCAGGAGAAGTATTTAAAGCTCTTAAGCCTTTACTTAACAGCGCTAAGGTAAAGGCTGGACATAACCTGAAGTTTGATCTACAGAGCGTTGCCAAGTACATGGGCGGCCTACCTACCCCAGCATATTTCTGTACCCTAAATGCGGCATTTGTACTTAATAACCAAGATAGAAACGATTTGGGTTTGGACGATTGTTTAAAGCGTGAGTTTGGGTACGAGATGGTCAAGGGCGTAGGAAAAAAAATCGAGGACTATAGTTTTGATGAGGTAGCCACCTATGCAGGTTTAGATGCTGAGTGGACCTGGAAGTTGTACGAGCGCCTGTCTATTAAACTAGACGCAGACGGTTTACGTGGAATTTTTAACCTTGAAATGGATGTTCTTAAAGTCATTTGTGACATGGAACTACGCGGAGCAGATATAGATGTAGAGCAATTATCTGCTTTAAAAGATGATCTAGAGATTCAATTAGAGACCACCAAGGGAACTATCTATTCTTTAGCTGGCAAAGCTTTTAATATAAACTCTGTGCCAGAGAAACAAAAGATATTGTTTACTCCTAAGAAAGATGGGGGTCGGGGAATAAAAGGAAAGGTAATGACTCCAGCAGGCAAGTCTCGTGTTGAAGCCGGAGCTGCACCTACAGTTAGCGATTACTCAGTATCTGAGCCTGCACTAGATATGTTTAGGGGCAAGGACTCTATGGTAGACGCACTACTTACATACTCAGATTTAAATAAGCTGTTAACTACTTATGTGATCCCCTATTTAGGTGGCGACATAACTAGGACGTTATTAGGAAAATCAAAGATTGTAGTAAAAGAAAGCCTGTTGTATAAGGGCAGGATTCATACGGACTTTGTACAGTATGGTGCGGAGACCGGACGATTCTCGAGTAGAAATCCCAATTTACAGAATGTTCCGGCTCCGCACACATCTAATGGTAAGGCCATTCGTAATCTTTTTGTTGCTCCAGAGGGACATTCTTTAGTGGTAGCCGACTATTCTCAAATTGAGCCTAGAGTTATTGCGTCCTTTAGCCAAGACAGAATTATGTGCACGGCATACATGAATGGCGAGGATATCTACACTACTATTGGCGATACTATGGGAGTTGACCGTAAAGCCGGTAAAGTTCTTGTATTGTCCCTAGCCTATGGGGTTGGGCCAGATAAAATTGCAGACTCTATAGGTTGTAGCCTTACAGAGGCTAGAGAACTACTAGATGCTTTCTCGGCTAAATTTCCTGCGGTTAATAGGTACAAGCGTCAAGTTATTACTGAAAGCAAACGCCATACTCCTATACCGTTTGCAAGTACCTTGTTAAAGCGTAGGAGATACTTACCCGATCTACGGGCAAAAGAACAGTGGAAACGTTCTAGGGCAGAACGTCAGGCGTTTAACACGGTAATCCAGGGTTCAGCCGCAGACTTGATTAAAGTGGCTATGGTTCGAGCCAACAGAATGATCCCTGAAGACGCTCGCTTAATTTTGACAGTACACGATGAGTTGGTTACTGTTACCCCTACAAACTTAGCTGAAGAAACTGCCGAGCAGATTCGTTTAGCTATGGAAGGAATTAATGCTTTATCTATACCTATGTTGGCAGATGTAAAGATTGTTAAACGATGGGGAGAGGCTAAGTAATGCGTTGGTTTGGTTGGTTTAGGCCTCGTGAAGTTATAGAGGACCACATTGTTAACGTTCCTATGCCTATTTTAATTAGACAAGTAATTTACGATTCAATCTTTGGCGCCTCAGAGCAAATATCTAACATGATGGGTCTTCCACCTATATCGGAAGAAGTTCATCAAATGGAAGAACGCGCAAGCGTAGATCGAATTGCTTACTTCTCTGCCTTACTCCCTTTTATAGATGCCCACGCAGATATTGCTGCAAAGGTTTCAGTAACTGCGTATAAGATAGAGTCAGATATAGAGGGCAGGGACGGACCTTTAGATCCACAAGGACTTGAAGAATTACAAAAACTATTTAAGTTAGTATCCATGTCTTCTTCAGTTTCTTGTATATCTACATTAATGAATTTAGGACTACTAGATACAAAGGTGGTATCAGAAAATGACGAATACTGACTGGTGGGCAAAAAGGTTATCGAGTCAAACGCCTCGAACATCTACTCCCCCAAGCTCTCCTACGCAAAACGCTCCGTACAAACATGAGTTTGGCGCACCCAATACTCAAGTTGCGTACAATCCACAGACAGACGAACTTGTTAGCAAAGCTCAGAGCGCTCAACAACAGGCTAGATGCCCAGGTTGTAACTCTGGCAATTACATGGCTGTACAAGGAAGTAAAAGCAGATGCTACGACTGTGGCTATCCGCTAGTTCAAGCCGGTACTGGTGTAGGGTTACCTTCACAATCTTCTGGACCAGCTATTGCTGCAAAACAACCTAACCAAGGTGGCGGGTTTAATCCAACAACTATCGTAGGGAGACTTGAATAATGCTTATTAATTTAGACGAATACGGTTTTGAATTTGAAACTTACTGGTGTTATATATCAATTTCTTGGCCCCTTCTCATAGTCACTGCTGCAGCAGTTGTTGCATACAAGATCTATAAAAGAAAGAAGAATAAGTAATGGCTCTTAACGCAGAGGTATTAAAAGTAGCGGCACTAGTAAATAAAAAGCACGGGGATAACACTGTAGTGCTAGCAAGTAAGGTTCAACTACCTAAACGAATTACTACCGGGTCTTTGACTCTTGATGTAGTACTAGGTGGGGGTTGGCCTATGAACCATTGGGTAGAGGTAGTTGGTGAGGCATCACACGGCAAGACTGCTCTTGCACTTAAAACTATTGCTGCAAATCAAAAACTAAACCCAGAATTTACTACCGTATGGATCGCTGCAGAAGCTTTTGATTCTAAGTACGCTGAGATGTGCGGGGTAGATAATGAACGAGTTCTATTGGTAGAAACTAACAGTATGGAGGATGCTTTTGAAGCGGTTATTAAATTTATGGAGAGTAAATCTGTGGACATGGTCGTTGTCGATTCTCTTCCTGCCCTGGTCCCTAGCGCAGAAGACGAAAAGGCTATGGAAGAATTTACTGTGGGTCGTGGCGCACTTATTACCAATAAGTTCTTTAGAAAAGTGGCGTCAGCTACCAGACGAGACCTCATCGAAGAAGAACGCCCCGTTTTAGGTTTAATGATTAACCAGTATCGTATGAAGATTGGAGTCATGCACGGGGATCCTCGTACTACTCCTGGAGGGCTGGGCAAAGATTATGCGTACAGCATTCGTTGTGAAGTAAAGCGTGATGAGTGGTTAGAAGTAGGTACTGGACAAGAAAAGCGTCGCGTTGGTCAGACTATTCGTGTCCGAACCATTAAGAATAAGACTTTTCCACCTCAACAGACTGCCTACCTTGACTTTTACTTTGCCGGCGGGGGAGCTATCTCTGAAGGAGAGTATGATAGGGGTAAGGAAATTGTTGCTTTAGGTATCCTCAACGGAATTATTGAACGCCGTGGTGGCTGGATGTATTACGCGGACCGCAAGTGGCAAGGTGCTCAGGCTCTTATTGACTCTTTACGTGAGGAGATTGATTTGAGTGAAGAAATAAGTATTGCGGTAATGGATACGCTTAAGTCTAAGCCAGTCTTGATGATAAATGAAGACTGAGGGACAGAAGCAATCTCAGAAACACGAGAAACGTTTAGCTAAGGTAATCGGTGGCACCGTAAACGCAGGCTCTGGATCTTTTTGGTCTAGAAAAGGCGATGTACGGAATAGTGAACTTTTGATTGAGCATAAGTGGACTGGTAAAAAACAGTGCACTATTAAATCAGAAGTACTTAAAAAGATTACTACAGAGGCAATTCTTGATGGTCGTATACCAATCTTAGGCATTCACCTTGACGGAGAGAACTATGTAATACTTGGAGAGGAAGATTTCTTTGAACTTCGAAATTCTATTCAAGGAGATTAATTGGATCACAGGGATAATCCTCCCTGGGCATGGAGATATGATGCAAAGTGTAAAGGCGAAGACACTGAAATCTTTTTTCCACCAAGAGACAAAAAACTATATAAACCCATAGCAGACCAAGCCAAAGCTATTTGTTGGGGCAAAGACGGAAAGTCAATATGCCCAGTACGCAAAGAATGCTTAAGAGAAGCTATGATAAACGAAGAGTTGCACGGAATCTTTGGGGGCATGTCCCACAGAGAACGAAATGCAATGGAACGTAAGTACAAAAAATTAGGCCTTACCCTGGATGAATGGTTAGAAAAGGAACGCTAAATGGTTGTTAAATCTCAAAAGGTATCAAGTAAAAAGTTAAAGGCTTTTCTTGACGCTACTAAACGTGAAACTAGAGTTTTGGGGCAAATAGAAAGACATGTTCTTTCTAAGCCTTTTGAGGAACGTCGTCAAGATGTTCTTCACCCCTCAGACATTATTAAAGCCGAATGGTGTGCTTTAGCCGCCTATCATGCTTTGCTAGGTAATTACGTTGAGGTTAGAGACAAGCCAACTTTGCGCCTTAGTTCTATTTTTCATATGGGTCACGCTATACATGCTAAGTGGCAAGATCACTTAAAAGATATGGGCGTACTATATGGGAAATGGTCCACCGGAGAGTGGGCTGTTTCAAGTGAAGTTTCCAAAGATGCTCAGTATCACGAAGTCCCTTTATCTAGCCCGGCTCACCGGATCTCCGGTCATTCTGATGGTTGGGTAAAGGGTCTTGGTGAAGACTTTATGATTGAGATAAAATCTATAGGGTCTGGAACAATTCGTATGGAGATGCCTAGTCTCTTTAACGGTAACGCTACCTTAGAGGCTGCCTGGAGCAACATACGTCAGCCTTTTCGTTCTCACATACTTCAAGGTCAGGTATACCTTCATTTAGCTCACCTAATGGTTGAGCGTGGGGAGTTTGAGTCTGCCCCTAATGAGATTGTTTTTATCTACGATTTAAAGTCTAATCAAGACTATAAAGAGTTTTCAGTATCTTATAACCCCGAGTTTATTAACCACATCTTTGAGGCCGCACTTGACGTGGTGTGGGCCGTAGACAATAATAGGCCTCCAGTATGCAGCATTGACGCAACTAAAGGTTGCAAACGTTGTGAACCATTTCAGGAGGCAAAATGAGTAAGAAAAAAAAGAAAAGACGAGCTGGTAAATCAGTTATGAAAATTGGTGGTAGGTTATACCCAATTAAAATTAAAAAGTATAACTTTCCAGTAACAGTTACAAAAGTAGGGGAGTCAGTATGAGCATTAGTAGGCAAGTATTAGATTCTTTAGCAGAACTTGGAGTAACGTTATCCGCTAAACCAGATTTTACTATCCCCTTATTGCCAAGAGACATTACTGAACTAGATGATGAAGGTCTTATGGATCTATTTGTACAGTTTACTCAATGGAATGATCACTTGTCGGGGGCTAGAGCTATTGCAGTAATTAATGAGAGAGAAGCAGAAAGAGTAGTAGACGCTGCTGAAGCTAACGCTATGTTAGACAACTGGAAGGGTGGATCTGGAGATCGTATAACTGTAGTAAAGGCTACGATTACAGCAAGCCCTAAAGTTATTGAGTTAAAGCACGACCTAGATACTAAGTATGCATTCAGAAAACTAATAGAAACGAGGGCAGAAAATGTTGAACGAGACTCACAAGTCGTTTCCCGAGAGCTTACGCGACGTACTTCAGATGGGGGCGGATTCAGAAACCGCGCTAGAAAATTCACGCCTTGAGACAGTAAATGAAGAAGCTCAAAGACTTATTACCGGGGATCGTAACAAGACGTACGACCACCCTTTGGACAACTTTAATCGCATTGCTCGCATATGGAGCGTTATATTTGGCATCGAAGTTTCAGAGGAGCAAGTGGGATTAGCCATGGTTGGGGTAAAGATTGCTAGAGAGGCTTACCACCCTAAACGTGACAATCTTGTAGATGGGGCTGGTTACTTTGGCACTGTTCAAATGGTTATTGATGAGCGTATACGCAGAGAGCACGAAAGAGAATCAACCACTACTCACTCTGCTTATTGCCCAAAATGCAAATGTAATGTAGAGTTTTCTTCTATGGTATCTAAATCTGATTCGGGACGTAATACCGCAAGAGGTTATTGTCCAAAATGTAACTCTAATGTAGTTAGAATCTTAGGAAAGGAGTAGCAATGAAGAGAAATTTAATTGTACTTGCAGCCGCATTGGCAGCAATTGCTGGCCTTATAGTTTTGGCCAAGTAACGTGGCTAAACAAAACCCTAAGATAATTGACGGCGGTCTTTCTTGGAAAGATCCTGCAGACAGGTACATAGGTATAGACCAGTCATATAGTGGATTTGCTATAACTAGTATCATTGCTGATGGCCGCTTTTATACTGAGGTCTATGAAGGCCCTGGTAGGGGCGTAGACAGGCTTGCAGCCATAGCCCTACACTTAGGTAAGTATTGCGAATACTCCCAGCACGTAAAGAATGTGGCTATGGAAGGGTACTCATATGGTGCTCAAATGGCTCATATGGCTGGGGAACTAGGCGGCATGGTTAAACTAGAGCTTAAACATTGGTTTTATAATGAACCTAACGCAAAATACCCATTAATTATTCCTCCATCTGTACTTAAGAAGTATGTAACTGGAAAAGGCACTGGGGTACAAAAAAATCAAATATTGTTAAATGTCTACAAAAAATGGGGCGTAGAGTTTAACGACGATAACGCCGCAGACTCCTACGCTTTAGCTAGGTTAGCTGCTGGGATGGCTGAGACTGCCTATGAGAAGGCAATAATTAAACAAGTTTTAGACGTTAAATATAGGGAAAGACCTTAATACTTATTCCTGAGGGCGATACACTAATCGACACCAAAGGAATAATACTCGTGACCATAGAAATTGAAAAAGCGGACGACGACAAGACTCTCCGCGTTAGCGCTGGATCTAATGCCCAATCCGTGGGGTCAGCCATTGCACACGCACTTTATGAATCCCCAAACGTTAAGCTACGTGCCGTTGGGGCATCTGCAGTAAACCAAGCAGTAAAAGCTATTGCAATTGCTCGAGGCTACGTTGCCCCGAGAGGCTTAGACCTAACTTGCCGACCAGGATTTACGACGGTAGATTCAAGAGACGGCCAGATTAGCGCCATAGTTTTTGCAATTAGCGTAAACTAATACCGAGATCTCACTCAACCTTAAGGAAGTAATAATGGCCAAATCATCAATCCCTAGCCCAGAGGAATCTTTAGCTGGAATGGCAAAGACTGGCGCACCACGTAAGCCTATGAACCGCGACGGAATTAAGTTTACTTCTCCGTCTGCGTCACCAAAGGCTGGAACACTCATTCCAAAAAAGGGCGCACAAGCAGCAGATCCATACGCACAGCCTGTGGGTATTCGTAGCAACATACCTGCTGGCAAAGACCGTAATGGCGCTGCGTACAGCATCAAGTCTAATTACATGCGTCAAACAAGTCCTGAAGCTGGAGCTACTCAAGCTAACGGTAGAATCTTCAAGTCAGCGACTCTAAGAACCAACCCTAACTTCAATGATGGTGTTGGCACTTCGTACTAATATCGTGTACAGTTCTAGGCCTTAGGAGTAATCCTGGGGCCTAGTATTGTAATTGGACTAAAACTTGGAGGAACCAATGTCATTGCAGGATCTATACGCAGAAGTAAAAGAAGCAAATATTTTAAAGGCCTGCATTGTTGGCCAATGGGCAAGCACTCTTTCTGAAGAAGATAAAAAAGTTTTAGACACCGCTATTGAAGATGATGATTTAAGTACAAAAGATTTATTTATGCTGCTCCGCCGTGCTGGCGGCACGTTCGGTAAAACCGCTGTTCGTGACCACCGACAAGGAGATTGTGTATGTCTTTAGCAGATGATTATAAAGATATTATTAAAGCAGGGCAAGAAGGTTCTGATAAATCTAATAAAAATGTTCCAGAAGCTTGGCGCCCACGTTCTGAAATAGGTACCGAAGGTGGATTTGTTATATCAACTCCACGTGCAGACGGTAATACGCCAGGTGCAGAAGAAATACTAATTGAAGCAAAGTTAGATCCTTCTGAGTGGCTAGTTGTATCGCATAGGCGCTCTCGCTGGCAAACGTTTAACGGTGACTGGCTTGAATCTTTTAGAGTTAACGTTGTTCCCTCAGGTAAAACAAGTAAACCTGATTACGATATAGAAGAGTTATTAACT